AAGTATCGCGGTTCTCTTGTTGCTTACCGCTTACAAAGGTCACGTTTGAGTCCGTTATCGTTACTCCGTTGGTGTTGATTAACTGGACGTTGTGAAGCCCTCCGACAACCTCGTTGCCATCGCCTAAAATTACAATGTTCCGAGAACCTTCTCCTATTCGGTTATTGCTTCCGACAACTTTAAAAGCCGTTACGCTATGCCCTACACTATTATCCCTTCCGCTAACCTTACCTTGAAATGGTGGGTACTTGTTGCCGTTGGTCTTTATTTCGGTTGATGGATTCGGTAGTCTTTCAGCACCTAAGAATCCGCTTGAGTTGAGGTTCTTGTTTCCCTTGCTAAATGTAACTGGCTCTTTAATCTTGATAAGTTCAACCTTCGTTAAGCCCTCTTTGAACGGGTTGTAATTCATAACCTTGTTCAACCTCCAGTAAGCGTTGTCGATTACGATTTGGTCGCGGAAGTCGAGCGTATTAATATCAGTCGGCTCAAGGTAAAATAGCGCGGTCATTACCTTACTGTCCTTATCCGTTATCTCGTTTATATAATTACGATGGTATAGGTTGTAAAGGTTCGCATTCGTTACTTGAACCGTTCCCGTAAAGCCGTTCGACTGGTAGTAAAGTTCTAATACTAAACCGAAGTTAATATCTAAGGTTGGCGTTATTGGATTATCCCAATGTCCAGCATACGGATAGGTAGCTTGCTGAGTCCATATCGCGTTGCTCGGCTGGTTTAATGGCGCATCTTGAAGCCTGACAAAATCCCAAGTTGGATTGCTTGGTAATAAACCACCATAATAAAGCACCCGAATATTTGCCTCCGTTGGTTTGTAACCCTCTTCAGTATCTGCATCGTATATCTTTGGGATTATTCTGTTGCTTGGGTTGTCGTTTATTAAAGGAGTAGGCGAAAATATAACCTCAACCTCTTTTGAACTTTGAACAAAGTCGTTATCAACTTCGAGCCTTGCCCTTCCATATGCGTGTCCTCTATTATTTTGGTATCGTTCGTTGTAATAGTCTCCGTCCTCTTTGTAGGTGTAGATGTACTCATTATCCGTAAGAACCCCAAGAGGCTCTAGTGATATGTCATTATCTCTTGCCAGCTTGTAAGTCCAGTCCTTCGTTCCGCCTTGAGAGTAGAACGTGTCTCTTGTTTCAATAAGTAGATTGTTCTCGTTGTTCGGGTCTACCTCAACGAACAGATTAAACATCTTAAACGTGGATGTCAGTAAGTCTTTCATTCCAACGCTTGGAACGATTGAGTTAAAATCTAGTTCTTGTTGTTCAAGTAACGTGCTTGCTTCGGCTTCAATTTGAAAAAAGCCCGTTGGCTTCATTCTATATTCATCGAATAGGTTGTCAAAGAATATATGGTCTCCACCATTAAACCCCGAAACCGTTAGAACTTCGGGTATAAACAACTCGGTAAATAAATAGTTGGAGTTGTAGATATGAACCCCTTCAGCCGTTGATGTTGATGACTGGTTAACGGTTTGGTTTAAAGGCATATTTGGATATAAAACAAAGTCAGATTCCGACAATGTTTCGTAGCCGTTTTGGTCGCTGAACATCCTAATGTTATGCTTGAATGTAGGGGCTTGAATAGCTCCGTAAAGACAATCAAACCCAGTGAAAACATCCGCCACGCTATCTCTGAATGGCTCATTATCTGCTGTGTTATCTATTAGGTCTTGTAGTTGGTAATTAAGATTTGGCAAACCAGCTTGAGCGTCATTAGCTAAAGTTGCAAGAGTAAGCGCAGTTGATTGATTAGAAGTTCTTAACGCCCCCGTATCATTGTTGTATGTATTAACAATGCCGTAAGGATTTAACGGAGGGCTTGCTGGACTAAGTATTTCATAACGATAAGTATCTCCATCTGCTGAATAACTATAAAAAGTTTGCTTAGTCCTTTTAACGACATAGTTGACAACGCTTGAAGCCGTTGCCATTGTTTGATAGTTGCTAATGTATATTTTTAAAGGCACATCAAAGTTGTTACCTACATCATAAACAACCGAACCATAATCAAACCGATGAACCCTACCTCCACCCCATCCCGTACTCGGTAAAGTTTGCGAAGTTGAAAGCAAGTCATAAGTTCCGCCAACATTAACCAACGCATCCCGAACCTCAACCTGAGCATCCGACAAGGTGCTTTCCTTTATGTCTCCCGTGATTAATCTGCTGAACATTGCACCACTCAAGAAGCTACTTGTATAAGTAAATCCAGCGTATGCGAATATCCTATCGATTAAATTCTTCAGCTTAAAGAACGGTCGGAAGTCTTCAGGCTTGTACACTCTACCTCCATCAGAAAAGTATTCGAAGTTCGTCGCAAAGTCAACCATCGGATAAACGTAGTCTTGGTTATAATCCCAAGAATCAACAATGTTGTCGTAAGTGTAGTCGTGGTCTAGGTCGCTGAAGTCTATCAACGGAGAAACCACCCCGTTCGCATCTTCCTCAACATCGTTTAGTTTGCTATCTCCAAGAACTGAGAAGATGTTTAACAACTTACCAATAAACACGACCTCGTAAGTGTAGGCGTGTCCCTTCTGCATTACCTTCCGAAGCTGGACCACTCCAGCCATTACCTCCACTCCGTCCGCTATTACCCTTGCCTCCGCCTTTTTATTAGGGTTAAAATTAACGCTAATGTTAGTAGTGTTAGCATTGTAATCGTTGCTTATGTTAACATCGTATATATGCCCAAAGAGCGCATCGTTAGACTTGGTTGCTGGGCACTTGATTGTCTTACTATATTCGGTGCTTCGTTTCTCAGGGTTACGAATGTCAGCAACTCCGTAATTGAACGAGAAGTCGAACCCCTCAAATACATCTAACCTTCTGCCCTCAATTCTAACCTCAACCACGTTGTCGTCTGTTTTTAATGGAATAACCTAATTCAAAAGTGTACTGCATCAGCTTATCATTGAGGCTTGTCTTTCGTTGGATTCTGCGAGCATCAAGGTTAACTGCGATTAGTTCGTTGTTCTCCTCGATGTAAGCACTTGGAGACGTTATTAAATCTTCCATCCAAACGCTCTCCTCTTCTGTCAAGTAGTCGGTGTTTACAGTCAGCTTCTTATTTAGAGAAACATTGTAGTCCGTTGTGCCTCTTGACTTCTTAGAGTAGTCATAACGAAAGCCGTTCCAGTCGTGGTGTTGCTGGTCGTACTTGTCCTTTTTGATGTCGGTTTGGTGGATTGACTTCAGGTAAAAATTGAAAGCATCATAACCACCTAAACGGTTAAGGAAGTGAACCCGAACCTCATTGTACTTGGTGCAAGTTTCGTTGATGTTAAACGTAACCTTCTCGCTTGTCTGAGCGTTGGTGTTGTCCTCTAAGTGTATCGTGTAGCTTGCCGCACCAGTTAGAGCCGTTGAAGGTGTTGTTCCAAGTGTTGAGTCGGTGTATAGTGTTGGGTCGATGTTTCCAATGTCGTAAGTTCCTACTGGAATACGGAAGTACCTACTCGACCAGTCTGTACTTGGAGCAGTATTCGCAACCACTCCGTTGGCAAGAAGTGACCCCGTTGCGTTATAACCTGAGTAGGCTTTGACAACGTATTGATTCGCTCCGTATTTACTGTTGACGATGAACGAAAGGTCGTGGCTTTGGGCTGAGTCTATTCTAATCGTTCTTGGAGAATCCGTTAAGAACTTCTTGGTTGTGGAGGTCGTGTTGATAATGTAATTCGTGTAGTCAAAGTCGAGCCATTCTATCTCGTTACGGACACCGTTCCAAACGCTCTTGAGTTTAGTAAAGATTGAATCCCCACCAACATAAACACCGCTTGCGTTCTTCTCCTCTTCTTGGATAAATAGCAAATATTCCTTATGCGTTTTGTTATTGGTGTAGAAACCGTTATGACTTGCTCCTTCAATACGTGCATTGCCCTCAACGTAAGACTGAAGAAACCTAGACGGGTCGAAGAAGCCTCTGTCTAAGTAAACCGTTCCACCGTCATCTGCTCTTGTTGGGTATACCCGAACCGTTCCGATAGCTGGTTCAACTGGGTAAGTCTCAGGAAGCATTGCAATCTTGAACCTAACCGTTGGCGTGTAGTTGGTTGTCTTGATGACGTAAGCGTTATCGTTGTAAGCAAGTCCAAACTCGCTCGGCTCTCCGTTTTGTGTTAAAAAAATAGCCATTATCCTTCTATTATTCTTTTGATTTCTGCGAATGTTAGTTCTATATCTTCAGCAATTGCCGCCTCGACTACTTTAGCAATCTTAGGGGTTACCTTGTCCAATGCTGGTTGTATCCAGTTCTTTGGCTTGATTCCTTTGCGCTTAATGTTCATGTTCATTACAGTCGCTAAAGACTTCACTTGATAATCTTCAAGCCTCTTGTCTTGACCCGTTACCCTTGCTAGTACGTTAGGAAGCCTTAGCCAATCCTCAAGAACACCAATGGGCAAACCCTTACCGGGCTTCCTTCCCTTGTCCAAGTTTTCGCCATAGTCTAGCATCGTTATTTGCATCCGATATATCTGACCGAATAGCTTGACCTTTGGTTGTGCTGACAACCTCAAAGACTCGCCTAGCTTACCCGAAGCGTTGTTACCTTGACCTCTCCCACCACTTCCAGCACTTGAGCCGCCTGACAAAGAAAGGTTTAGTTCCTTGGCATACTCGCCCCTAAACTTGTTTAGCGCGTCAATCAGTTTACCGAATGCCATTTTGTTTCTGTTGGTGGTATTCGTGTGACTGCTTTGCTTTCTGAAAACTAATAAGGTTCAAAAACTCACGAAGCGGCAAGGCGAAGAAGTAACCCCACTTTGTTGCATCGTTATTTGATAGATTGTTAACCACGTTTAGCCATCCGTATTTTGTTTCAAACGTCTCAACTCTTTCTCCGCTTGTCTCTTGAACTTCTCCGCTTTCCTGACCGAAGATTCCAGTATAAGTTTTGCGGACATTAGATAACTGCTCAAAAAAAAAGCGGACAATGGTTGTACAATTGTCATCGGTGCTTGAAGCATTGCGTCCGCAACCTCCTTATGCTTGTCGGAGTTGTAGGGTTGTTTCTTCCAACCCCACCAAGTCTTCTTTTTAGGCACTAAGAACACCGCCATAATCTCATGCAGTTGGTCGATAACTTTGTCAGGGTCTTTCATCAAGTGCATAAGCGTGATATACTGACCTCCGTTCAACTTGTAAACGTCTGTAATAACATCGTATCTAAGCCCTCCAAATTCCACGACCTTCTGTACTTCACTTAGTAGCTGCTCAGATAGAAAGGATAATGTCCTCATACACTTAGCGTAAGTCTTTAGAGCGTAGGTTTCTATCTCATCAACTGGAACGCCTGACATTATGCTAATGATAGCTACGTTGGTCGCGTACTCGTCTCCTTTTTCCGCTAGTATCTTCTGCAAGGCTTGGAACTGCTCAATCGTTACGCCTTCCCAGCTATTAGGTAATTCAATCTTCATCTGTTTATAAATAGCGAATTGCTTATTTTGTGTCTAAGGTAAAAAGGTCGGGCTTGTTTATTCGTTCTTTAGCTATCTTGAAATAGTTCGGGTCTTGCTCGATTCCAATAAACGAGCGGTTTGTGTTCTTTGCTGCTACACCAGTACTTCCTGAGCCCATTGTGAAGTCAAGCACCGTTTCGTTTTCGTTTGTATAGGTTTTAATTAGATATTCCATTAATGCTACTGGTTTTTGTGTTGGATGGTTTCCTTTTTTGGAATATCCATTGCCATTTGAAATTTCTATTATGGTTTTTGGGTTTGTTTTTGTATGGTCACTATCTTCAGCAAACCCTCTCTTCGCATCTCCATAATTTTTAGTTTCATAAAAAGCATCTTTTACCTGTTTCCTATTTGGTCTTTGATATTCTTTTGGCTTATCTGTCATCTGTCTATTGTAAGTACATTGTTTTTTATAAAAAACACATATATTTTCGTGCAATCTCATAGGTTGCCTTTTTGCATTTAGATGTCCAGTAGGTACAACTTTATTCCAAACCCATTCATATTTAAACATTTTTGAATTACTCATTACTAAAGCACTTGTAAATGGTTGCGCAGAAAACAATACAATCGCTCCATTAGGTTTTATTATTCTATTTAACTGCTCCCACATCAAATCAAAAGGAATAACGCTATCCCATTTGCAGGCAGTTGTTCCATATGGTGGGTCTGTAATTATAGCATCAACTGAACCGCTTTCAATCTTCTGCATTTCGGTTATGCAATCGCCTTGAATTAGTTGTATCATCTTATTTTGTGTCTAAGGTAAAAAAAAGCCGCGCTATTAAGCAACGGCTAATTGTTTGGGTGGTGTTGTTTAAGTTACGGGTCTACGCCTGTTATTTCAGCATCACTATCTTCAGAGATAAACGGGTTGTCAGGGTCGCAACTTCCGCAACCAAATTCATATTGCAAAAACTCGAATAGTTCGTCCTCTGTGTGTTTTCCTGTAGTTGTTATTTCTACTGTTGTTTTCATTTTGTTTATTCTTCTATTAAAAAACCATTTTCTTCATCAATCATTACGGCAAGTTCGCAGTAGTTAAATGGGGCATTTTTGTATCTCCCATCTTCAGAAGTAACAAAAACCTCTTTAACTTCTCCTATGTGCATAGGGCAGCTACCTTCGCATCCTTTTTCTTCGCCTTCACTAAAATAATCTTGAATCCTAGTAACGAGATGGTCAGTTTTTGGGTGGTTTGAAATCAATTCTAAATGCCTCAGGGCTTCTCTAAGCAATTCTAAGGGGGCTTCAATTTTGCTTGCTTTCATCTTAATTTATATCCGTGTTTTTTCAGTTCCTTTATTTCTTCCTCGTTTGGGTGGTATCTATTACCAAACCTATTGACGAAGTCAACCCAGCACTTCCTCCATTTGGAGTAGTACTGAGTTGGTTTATCGTTAGACATATTTAGGGGCTTCGCCGTGAAGTTTAGCAATAACATCTCTTAGGTGGTTTGCTACCATTTTTTTGTTGTGAGGAGTGCTTACAAAAGAACCGTGAATGCTATTCATTACTTTTTTAACTTCTTCCTTTGTCATTTTTTCGTTTGTGATTGTCATGGCTTTCTTTGTTTGTTTCTGAGTGTAAATATACAACTCTTTTGAATACTCACAACATTTTAAGAAAGTTTTTTTTATCGAAGGGTATATTTCCCAGCGTTAGCCTTCAGCTTCTCCATTGCCACGTACCTCAAAGCATCTAATGCGTGGTTGTTATCGTCCTCTGCTTGGTTGGTTACTTGGTTGGTTTTGTAGTCTCGTTTCCAAGCGTAGTTTCTTAACTCGCGGATTACGTTAACAGAATCTTCATGCACCATTATCTGAACGCTCTTCAGCTTGTCAATGCCTGAGCGTATCGAATCCGCACCTTTGGCAACTGGTCTAATTCTGAAGCCAGCCCTTCGTATTTCTTCGATGCTCTTGGGTTCTGCTGAGTCCGCTATAATCTCATCCGACCTTTGAAGTCCGCACCTCCTCGCTATGTCTGCATTCGTTAGCCCCGTTTCGTAAAGTAGTTCTTTAACCCACAACTTACCCTCTTGATATACAACCTCCACCAATGCAGTCGGGTCGTTAG